CCACCTTCACCATCAAAGATAGCTGGATCCCGTTTAGAATATCTTTTGAAAACCAACTACGGAATATGGTTGTTTTAACATCATCTTGTCGATTAGTAAGAATGTCATTAATTTTTTCTACTATTTCTTTTGGATTTTCTGTGCCTGTCCACATTGACGACCTTGTGTGGTGAATAGCATGCCCGGCTTCATGAACCCCAGTAGCAAGACCCTGGAGCAGAATTGCCGTCCTTAAAGCTTCTTCTTCTGTGAGTATCCCTTCTTTTATTGCATTAGTCTCTTCTAGGTGGCGTAGATAGGATTTTACTATCTGAGTGCCAACAGTGTCTTTTGCTTGGGCCGCAAGAATAGTTCCATCATCGCGAAAGACCATTTGATTTGGCGAAAACATAACATCTAGTTTTGTCCCACGAGATAGGTGATTTATTAATTCTCCACCATGCTCTCTCCACTTTGACTGAAGTACAGTTTCTGTTGCGCTTGAACTAACCAAAGGACGACTGTCTCTTTCGTTGATTTCAATTTTTCGTGCAGAACCAAAGTGCTCTGGAAGTCTCGACATCATGTATAGATATCCGATTATTTCTGCCCTAATTCCCGGATCATTAAGCTTTTCTTTGCTTAGTTTGACTTTTACCCGAGCTGTTGGTACTGCGCTTTTGAGAGCTTTTTTTATTTCGTCGGGTGTTTCAAGCTTTCCAAACCGAGCTTCAACAAGACTTTCAATTTCGGCAACACGAATAGCAATGGAACTCCATGGTCGGTCCTTAATGTTTTGACCCATCATCATTTCTTTATATACCGCAAACCGTCCAGCCCATGACGAAGGCGAAGATGGGTCTGGGTCAGCCCACTCCATTCTTGTAAGGGGAGTTTCGTTCTTTCCTTTACGAACCATTGATGCAAATAGTGATCGTTTTTTTGGTGCGACATCTGGGGCACTTGGCGCCTGAACAAATGGAAGATCATCACGACCCGTCTGAGGGTTTGTAATAAAACCATCGCCATCGCCGTCAAAGTCTGGTTTTTTAAAGATCCTGCGCACGGCGTTTTTGCCACGCCGGCCAAGCTTCTTTCCAATTGCCTTAACTTCAAAATCATTGCTAAACGATTTTTTCTCAACTTCTGGCAGTGAATCAAATTGCTCTCTATATAGTTTCTTCATTTGGGCATACAAATCATCAATCATTGGTGACTTTAGGATGTCGTAGTCATCATCAATATCATCGCGTATGCTGCGAAGACTTTCAAGGCCTTTGTATAGGCGTTTAATGTTGTCCTCTGTGACATCAAGCTCTATGCCAGATTCTATGTCTCTGGCTCGTTTTTCTTTGAGGATCTGGAGTAAACGCAAGTGAATCTTGTTAATTCGCTTAAAAGCGCGTTCGCCAACATCATCCGAGTCTGATTCCTCATCACTGCTTGATGTGGCCGTTCGGCGCTTTTGGAGATCTTCATTAAGATCAAGCAACTGATCTGAAAGTTGCGTGAGTTTATACATGTTAATGTTTTTTAAGGTAGCGCGACGAACCTTTTGTTCTTGAATTCCCAACGACCGTTCTGCCTGTTCTTGAGCAGATGATGGCTTGTTTTCTGGCTTGGGTGCAGAAATTGAACCCCAACGATCAGTCCTCTTTATCGGCTTGTCTAAAGGTATTCCCAAACTCCGAAACAATTCGTCCGGATCGTCATCATCCATTACTGACATGCGAACTGTGTTTGTGTCTTTTGGCTTTCTAGATCGATATATAGCTTGAGCACGGGTATTTGCTATTGCTGCCTGACCGCGAGCAACTGGCACATCGTCACGCCCAGTTAGGGGGTTGTTAACAAACCCATCCCCGTCTCCATCTTCGCGCATGTTTACCGGTATGAATCGTTCTAGCCGGCGAGCCAAGCGGCGACGCATTCCTTTTTCTTCCATCATTTCATGACCACCAATTGATGATTTGATTTCGCCAATTTGTCTGCCGCCAGCAACATCATCAGCGCCAGGTATGTCTCGACTAAGGAAATCACGAAGAATCTCTCGTGGTTGTCTAACTACCAGGTCTCCGCCAGAGTTTGGTATTTCACTTCCATATCCCGAAATACGAATTTGAGCGAATAGTTCGGCTATGTATTCAATAACATCATCTGTTTGTTGAAAGTGTGCCGACGCATAAGCGCTTCCGAGCACCTCGTCTAGCATTTCCAATTCTGCAGAATCTAATTTGCGCCCAAACCATTCATTTTTCATAAGTCCTTCAAAGAAGTCAGAAAATTGTTTTTGAGCTTGTTTTGCTGATTTTGGATCTGCCTTTTGTAGTTCGTCCAGCGCCCCTGCTAGTTCAGCCTCAATAAGTGCGTCATTTGCTGGCCGTGTCTTAACAAAGTCTATTCTGCCATTAGATTTCTTAGGATCAAATCCCCATGATTTCATTTGAGAGTGAAGGTCAATTACATGACCAAACTCATGAGATGCGTAGTGGTGCATTCGATCATTAATAGAAGTATCTTTATTAATACCATTGGAGGAAATACTAGGAAGTCCTTCTGTTTTAGAAGTAGAATCTGCGGAACGACGCGCAACCCTTTCTCCTAAAGATGTAACAGACCACTGAGACATGTGTATATGAACTCCACTTATTGCATGATTAGGTTCATAACTAACCATCGCAATAGCTGAGCCTCCGTTTACAAACCCAAGTCGGTCACTTATTAGGCCGACTGATTCTGCAACTTCCGGAAACTCGTCAGCCTCCGCCAATAGAGAAACCACGAAAGCACGCCTAGCTTCTGTAATCTTCCTTCGTCCAGTAGGGGTAATTCTGTTTAAAAATCGATCTTTAAAAAAAACCTGAGCATTCGGAAATGCCTTAGATAAAGATTCTTTTTGCTCATCAATTGTATCGAGCGGCCCATATTTATCAACTACTCGTTGAGTTCTGTCAATAACACCCTTATTGCGCCTGCCGGCAAGGTTATTCATTGACGAATTTGAAGCATCAGCAACACCATTGATAATTTGACCGGCAGATGGTGCGTCCATGCAACCAGTCATCTGTAGGTCTGTAAATTGATTAGCGTTAGGCGTTCCTGGCGGGCAGCGTAGCTTACCTAAATCATCAACAATGACGCCCATGGATCGAGCAACGCGATCACCAATTGAAGAAAGACTACGGTTCTCCCTAATTGTTCTGCCGAGAAATCCCTTATACCCAAACTGTTGATCGTCGTCATCGACAAGCAAACGACCTACATAATCAGAATCGACTAAGCCTGTTCTAATTTGAGAGTCTTTATCGCCGCCGAGTCCAGGGCATAGAACAATTGACCTATTGCCAAGGATGTCGTTTAGTTTGAGAGGTTTTGCCTCTTGCTGATCAGGGCTCACCTGAACCCCCGAATTCAGTCGTTATTGAATAGTTCGCGAGAGTCTTCTTCTGCGGTAAACAGTTCAAACTCCATCAAATTAGCGAGGAATTCATCAGATGCATCCTTTTTCATGCCTTCAGAGAACTCTTCTTGAACTTTCTTGGGCACCCAATTCATTGGAATTAGATCTTCCCGACCTAGGTTCATCGCGCGCTTGATAATGTGAGCCTTTGCGGCTTCCTTATCCTTTGCGCGACCATAGGCCTGGATTGCGTTGCGCAAGTCTGCTTCATCCTTAATGGGGAACGAGCCATCGGGCATTGCCATGCCTTTACTAGCTAATTCGCCTCGTGCTTCTTCTGAGTATGCACGCTTAAGGGCAATCTCTGCAGCTTCGGCTTCGATTTCTTCAGCTTCCTGTGCTGAGTACTCGTCATAACCAAGTACTTCTCCATCGAGGCTCACATAAACATCGTAGGACTTGCCGTCCTTGCCCTCAATTTCAACTGCATATGAGTCAAAGCCTTCAAAAATGTCCGGGTCAACGCCAAGAACATTTCCGTTAATTGCCTTAACTGCAATCTCCGCAGCTTCACTGAATGTCACAATTTCATTTGAATGATCTTCAATTGATTTTTGAGCCATTGGGTCATTTTCTAACAGGTGCCAGCCAAGGCAGTCTGATGAAGTTCCTTCAAAGAACGCTTCAATTACTCGACCATCTTTGCGTTCAACATCGATCACATAAAGATCGGCCTCATCCGAGTAACCGGAGTCAAGAACCTTACCCAAGAACATATCTTCGGCAATTCCTTCTACCTCTAGGAGACCAGGGAGATTTCCTTCTGGCGCACAGCCACCAGGACAGTTTTCGCATACTCCAGAAGCACCGGGGTATACCTTGCGGTCAAATGAGCAAACAAAAGCTTCTTCGTCATAGTCGGCCGACTTGATACCCATTGTGGCCATACGACGATTACGCATGCGAAGACGCTCAGATGTCATTGCCTCTTCTTCGGCCTCATCCTCATCTTCTTCGTCCATTTCGTCTTCGTCTTCGTCTTCGTCTTCCATGTCTTCGTCGTCATCTGCGGCGGCCATTGGCATACTGCGCTTCTTTGACTTGGAGGGCTTGTATTCCTCGTCTTCGTCTTCTGACATTTCGGCATCCATCATCATGCCGCCCTTTTTGCGTGATGATTTTTTGACTGGCGACATCATTTCTTCTTCGCCATCTTCCATCATCTCTTCTTCGCCGTCTTCCATCATGGCCTGGCCCTTTAACTTGAGGGCAGGCGCACCACAGGCGCCGCAGACAGATCCGCCCTTATATCCACACGCGGAGACTTCACCCTTGGCGCATGAAACGACACTTCCATCGGAAGAAACCTTAAGAGCTGCTTGTTCGTCCATTTTTTCTTCAGTCTCCTTGTATTGCATGCCTCTAGAAAGACAGCCTTTGGGGTTATCACAATCGCTGCACGGTTTCATTAGTTTTTCACCCGAAACCATGCAGTGATATTTGTTTGTAATCTTAGTCAGAGATTTTTCGTTTCTCAAGACAGTCTCCTCACAAAGTTTAGACGATCGTTAATGTACTTGACGGAACTCACATCCAGGGATTGCTCTTTTGCCATTCGTCAAAAGTTTCTTCAAATCCGGGCACATTTCGAGAATGCTTGTCATCCCATTGTTTTTTGAGTCGACCAATTTCGTCATCTATGACACCTAACATTTCCGCAAGTTCTCCTTGATCGGCGCCCAGCTGATCCCAACCATCCATAATTTCTTCATGGAGAGTAATTCCCTCTGATCGGGAGTCAACTAGATTGTTTTCGAGTGCCCACTTGGCAAAAAAGTCTGCGCTTGAATACCAAGCTTTTTCCATCACATCAAATCCGCCAAAGTAATCTTCCCATTCTTTGAATAGCTGCTCGTTGAGTCGCGCTAATTCAAGCCTGCGATCTTTGGCAAAGGAGATTCGATCCCCCAAATTGGCATTCGTGCGTCGATCATTCCAGCGGTCTTTAAACCAATCTCGAGCATTAGTTAAAGCCTCCGGAATGTAATTGTGAGTCCGGGAACGCGTTCCGAGTAATTTTCCACGAGTTTTACCAGAGCGTGAAGGTTCATTTGTGTCGACCGGAGTTTTCCAGTCTTTTCCAGAAGGACCATCTTCCTGGGGCATATTCTTAGAAATTACATTTTCTTCCGGCCATGGAAAATCAGCGTCATAAACATCAAAGTCTTCGGTGGCAGGATCATCTAAAAGATCATCAAGATCTTCAATATATTTCATTGCGTCTTCAACGCTATCGAATTGACCTTCGTAACCATCCCACCACTGGTCTTGTACCCATTCACCAGTAGATGGGTTGTAGATGTGGCCAATTAGGGCAAACTTGTCGGGATCTTCATCAGACTGGACGATGTCAACCTTTAGATTATCGGTACGCCATCTATCAAATGCTTCTTTTGATGTATCAAAGTATGACTCATCGCGTCCGCCCTTCCATATTCTATGGGGCATCCACTGCTTGAATTTGTCCCACATTGAGCGACGAGCGTCTTCATATTCGCGTATTTCTGCTCTTCTTATGATGTTTTGTAGCCTAATATCCTCTGCAAGTTCAGCCTGATTAGCACTGGATCGCCTGGAATCACGCTCTTTGTTAAGTGCATATTGCACATATCTTAGTCCACCCTGGAGTGAGCCCTCATCTGCAAATTTTTGCATTGCAGCAATTGCGTCATCAAGTTGAGAATCCGTAAGATTAAGAATCTCAAGATCTCGGCCATTCTCATCTTTCGGCCAGCGCCAGGCAGAATCCGCTTTGGCAATTTTTCGCTTATTGACTTCGTCATTAACCATTGACGCCATTTTTGAAACAGCAGGCTTTGAACTATCTCCTTGAGCAAGGCCATCAAAAAACTTTTTTGCCTCAGTAAGTTCCCCGTCCGACATGCTATCAACTGGTTTTAGTCGACCATTATCGCCTTTTGGCCAGGTATAAGCAATTTTATCTGGTTTTGCAGATTCTGCTGGCTGAGCTGGTGTTGTCGGTTTTTGCGCTGTTGGCGTAATGCCAGGGAATTTTTGACGATCTTCTGGCCGTAAATCATAAGGCCCAAAATTAGTGCCTGTAGGGGTTTTTTTAGGACTTGATGAAGTGGGTGATAGAAGAGATCCACGGGTCATTGGTGCCGCAGGAGGGCGTTTTACATTAGGAATCTCTAGGAGGTCCGGGATGTCCATTGGCTTAGCAACCCTTTTTGGGTCAGCTAAATCAACGACATGCAAACGGGTTTTTCCATTACCAAGTTTTGAAATTTTGACAACTTGATATTCTGTGCCAGTTCCACGGTCAATTCCTTTATCAAAACCATCAGGAAGAACATCGCCGCGCTTTAGTTGACTTACCTTTGCTTTGCCCTTAAATGGAGTTTTGCGATCATCCAACATATCTCCAGATATGCCTTTTGGTAGTTTGCCACCAAAGAACCGCTTAATTGCGTCTTCCGCCGATTCGCCGCGGTCTTTAAACCATGGAATCTCATCTCGACCAGTTAGCGGGTTTGTAATAAATCCATCAGCGTCACCGTCGTATTTGGGTCGCTTAAGAATTTTCCTAACTTTACGACCAGACCTCTTTCCACGACCGAATAGGGCCTTTTCTTCAAGGTCATAGATCCAGTTTTCATCAATTTCATTGTGCATGAAAACCCCTATTTGGTTGCGAAATGCTCGAGGGCACGGTTAATGGCAAATTCAAAATCATCCGGGTTTCCATCGATTGACTTGACATCAATACCGTAGGCGGTACATTCAGATTCAGCTTTGTAGTGCGTAAGGATTGGATTTAAATATGCCCGAAGATGAAATAATTCTTTTTTATCTGCCGGGATAATAAATTCAAGTTCGTTTTTCTTCATTTCAATGGATTGAGATCCGCCAGTTGCGGCAATTTCCCTAAGCAGCGAAATGGCTTGGTTTAGTTTTTCGAGGTTAGATCCGACGAAAAACTTTGCTGCCTTCTCTTCGATTTCCATTGCTAGCAGCGAATTAATTGCATCCAAGGCCTCGATGTCTGCCTTTTCGCCAAGAGACTCATCACCCATCGCGTAGTCATGCATCTCCTCAATCCATTCGCCAAGTGCTGATTTTTCATCACCGGTAAACGCAAGAGCCGGACCGTCTGACTCGAACGGCAGATAAACAGTCTCTGGCTTGACTCGCTGAGACTTACCAAACATGAATTCGCCACCCTCGTGGTGATAGCTAATTCGAACTGTTTGCTTTTCTCCATTCATCATTGCTTCAAAAACAATCATATTTTCATCAAGCGTAATGATTTTGACTGGTGCATCCATCTCGTCCGCTAGCGCACGGCCGAGGCGTTTGCGAAATGATTCCATCTCTGGAGCAGAGGAAACATCGTAAAATTCCCCAGATTCGCCGTCAGCACCTTTTTTCTTAGTGCTTGAGTATCGATCAAGAAGTCTGCGGCCTTTTGCAGCAAGTTCAGCGGCATCTTCGCGAGTTTTTGGGGCTGGCTCACCCCATGCTCGAGCTGACAAGGCGAGGCGTGTTGGCTCGCCCTTGTCGTCAACTAACGGGCCTGATGGGTTGGTAAAAAACCGAGTTAGGAAAGAGCCTTTGCGGCGCATTTTTGTCGGAGTGTCGGCAGGACCCTTCACTCCTGGCTTAAGGTTCGCTCCCTCTGTGCGCTTAAAATGAGCCCTGCCAGCTGCGGTAAGTCCGCCATCAGGATCTTTTAGAGGTTGGTCCGATGACTTTGTCGTTCCTTTAATAGGTACGCAATTCGGCACCATTTTACCGTTTTTACCAGGCTTCATTCCGACTTGTTCGTATCCGTCCCAGCATGGACTGTCGGCTGCTTTTTCCTGATCATCGGATTTAATCGAGATAGTGCCGGTAAGTTGATTTGCGCCGTGAAGAACCGGACTGACTTCGTACAGCTCAACTTCTTTGAGGATGTTCGCCTGACGAGCATTGTCATAAACGGCATCAAGTGTTTTATAGCCAATAGACCATTCTTGGTCCATTCCGAAAAAGCTGATACTGGCGAAGGCTTCTCGGCCGCGCTCGCTTTTTAAGTTAAATTGAACTCGCGCATAGAGGCCACCGATTCCTGCCTCGCGCATTTTTTTTGGCAGACGGGGATCGTTTTGACCAACTTCATAGATGTCGAGGACTTTCCCGATTGGCTGATTCCAGTCGTGGCCCCAAACAACACGAGGGGTTCGGCGGCGTAAGCTTGCAGAGAATGCTCCGGGTGCGCAAATATCGCCAACGCTGTCCTTGTTTCCGACGCCCGCCACGAAGCATTCGACAATACCTTCTGCTTCGTCAACAGTAATTTGGCCAGGGTTTTGCTTGAATTGGATACCACTAGTCGACATAAACCACCTCGGTTCAATCATAAATCATTATGAATGCTTTCAGTGAATGTTTCTAGTTCTTTACACGAGTTTACTAAAAGGCTTTAAGTAAACTACTGAAACCGGAGTCGGCATCGACAATTCATGGTCAAATGTGGCGGCGCAACAGGATCACCAGGGAACCTTAGCAAAAACCCATCCGTCGTAAAATCTTCACTAAAGGGGACTGTTTTGCCATGTAGGTGGAGATGTTCTGGTCGAACTCGACTATCTCTCCTGGTCAGCCATGTTTTTTGTGCTGTTTCGTCACCTTGAGCTCCAAAGTAAACACCGGCATTAAATGCGGTCTGTGCTTCGTGCTCTGCAATAACGCGCTTTCTCTTGCCAAGGAGGTTTGCAAATATGGCAACCAACGCAGCACGCAACATTGACGAACGATCTTCGTCGCCTCCAAGAGCTAGGGCAATCAAAATTGCTGCTGTGATTTCTTCCTTGGTGGTTTCGTTTGTCTTTTGCAAACGCTGTACTTGAGAATTGACATATTCTTCATATTGGGTTCCGGTTGGCTGTTGACGCGGTGCATCTTGATTAGACGCAGTACTAAGCGCGCCATCCTGGGAAATAGCAACAATAACTGGCCTAATATCCTCGGCTAGTTGTTTTGCCCACACTTCTGAATCAAATACCGCTTCTACGGCCAAGTTACCCTTATCTAAGCCTTTTTTGGCACCCTTACCAGCTGCTTTTTCCAGAATCACACGCTGTTGTCGTTCGAATAAACGCTCTAAAGAACGATCAAGAATTTCCGTCCATCGTTCTGTTGTTTGTTCCGCCTTCATATCCCACTCAGTGAGTGTCGTGGCATCAATCTTTACTTCGATTGGAGCACCGGATACTGATTGATCCGTTTTGGCGTCCTTAACTGCGGTTGCTGGCACGCCAGGCATGATTTCGCCATTTTCGTCTGGCTCCATTAGGTCAAATGGCGAGGGAACTGGTTGCGGTCCTCCCGCAAGAGACTCTGCTGTTACTCCAGGGAGCATTTCTGCTGCAGCCTCAGGCTGAGCTCCAGCAAGTGCTGGATTTGCGGCCATCAAGGCCTGATCCTGAGGGACGCCTAACGGTGGGGGAGTTTCTGTATACCCGCTCATTTCAGCACCTGGAGCACCTGGCATTGCTGGAGCTGCACCTTCGCCCATTAGTCCGGCCATTCCAGGAGCGCCACCGGCACCCATCATGTCAATTGGCTGCTGACCCTGCGGTTCAAATTTCTTTTCAGTATTTGCAATTGGCGTCAAGTTGGGGTTAGAAAGAAGACTGTCAGCAAGTTCGGATTCGACTTTTTTCTTTCCGGTTCCATCACGGTATTCATTGGCAGAAATAAGCCCACTATTGAACTCTTCGAGCAAATACCGCTCACGCTCTTGTTTAGAAAGAATCAAGATCGGAACATTTGATACATCAAAATCGACATAGTTTTGTTCGTCTAGGTTGTCTAATGCCCGAGCAATAAGCATTAGGTGGGGCATCATTGTTTCCATCCAGAATACGCGCAGTTCTTCTGCGGCGTTACTGAAGGTACGACCAGATGCATTTCCCATGACCGATTCTGGAACACCAAACGAAGCAAGGATTTCTTCTTTAGTAATTTGCCTCATTTGAATATATGCCGCGTCGCGAGGGTTGGAAGAAGTATCTACAAAATCAACGCCTTCGTCGGCCGAGACGACCGTAACAGATCCAGTTTTATTAAGATTTCCACGAAATCTATTACGGAGCTCATCTTTGTCATCGTCGTCTATTTCCCCACGAAGAACCAACAAACCGCCTGGTCGACCATCATTTAGCAGGAAGTTTCGGTTGTAAACCTTTGCCAGGTTTTCAATTTCAATTGCTATTCCGGCCGACTCCATTGGTGTTAAAGATAGATATGGATCGAGCGGATGTGGCTTTCTAATCCACAAGACATCTTCAGGTTTGAGAATTTGCTTAAAACCATTATTCATAAGCACTTCATAGCCACTTACAAATTTTTTAGGGTCAGGAATAGGGGAAGTATGCTGCGGTGGAAGAAGGTGAAGGGCGACTATCCCACCGTCTCGACCTCGAACTTTTTCAATAAATACTCCTCTAGAGCTCATTAATAGTTGCGAGGAAAGTCGATAACGGAAAATAAATGAATTTTCCCCTTCATTACTTTGCGTATTCAGAATATCCAGAAGGGGGTCATTTTTCTTTCGAATAATGCGGCCGTCTTGCTGGTTGTCCTTGCGCAAGATAATTGGCAATCGAGCCTGATTTCCTGACACAGCATCAATACACCGTGAAACCCAGGTGACCTTTTGCATTCCTTCTCGGTATGCTCGCTCAATATCCCAAGAATCCCTATATGGCTTTCCTACATTTGCCGTATTGTAAGCAATGGGAGCACCAGGACCAATCGCGGCGCCCTTGGTCGCCTCAGACTGAAGGGACTTGTTGTTTTGTTTATTCCATCCCATTTTCACTCAAGTCCAAGTAATATGCCGACTGCGAAGCAGGCGACGCCGGCTACAATAAAACCTGCAGGAGCATATATCATTGACGCTCCTATGGCAGTATTAAGTATAAAGCAAAGCATCAAGAGATTTGCGATCACATCTCGACGCAGTACCCATTTCTGAAAACGGGTTATGATGGATTTAAGGCTTGAAGCAAATGTTTTCAATAGGCTCACCAGGTCGACACTAGTCGCTTTTGGGTCGTTCATGTGGAAAGATGTCTGATTGATTATGACAGATTGGTTGAAAGTTCTCGAGTATTTAGAACCACGAATGCCATTGTATGCCCCAGAAGAGCCTTCACTGACACAAAAAGTGTTTCTTCGGACTTATGCACTTGAAGCACTATTTGGCGGAGCAGCCGGCGGTGGCAAGTCTTCGGCGCTCCTAATGGCAGCAATGCAATATGTCGATGTACCTGGATATTCGGCTATTTTATTCAGGCGTACTTTTGCTGACTTATCCCTGCCTGGCGCACTCATGGACCGCTTTAAGGACTGGATTGCCCAACACGATGACATTCATTGGAATGCAAACTCGTATGTGGCTACATTCCCATCTGGGGCAAGAATTTCATTCGGATACTTAAATAACACTAACGACTACCTTCGCTACAAAGGTTCTGAATTTCAATTCATTGGCATGGATGAAGTTACAGAAATTCGTGAATCTGACTATCGTTACCTTTTCTCCCGTCTACGCCGTCCAGCAAACGGGCCATTGTCGCAAGTTCCATTACGAATGCGTGCCGCGTCAAACCCAGCACCAAACTGGGTGCGTCAGCGATTTATTGTCGAAGGACTAGAAACTAATCGGATTTTTGTTCCTTCGCTTCTAACCGACAACCCTGGAATTGATGCTGTGTCGTATCGACAGGCACTGCAGGCACTAGATCCTGTCGAACGCAGGCGCCTTGAAGAAGGTGACTGGTGGTCAACAACGCTTGGATCAATGTTTGACCGAACAAGCTTTGTGATTATTGATCCGCATGAAATTCCCGTAATTACATCAGCGGCGAGAGTTGTAAGATTTTGGGACCTCGCCGCATCCGAGCCATCGCCGTCATATCCAGATCCCGACTGGACAGTAGGAACTCTCG